TATCGCCCTTCTATGATAATAGCGGTTACTGGGTCGCATCGTCCAGCACCTTCATCGCTCCAGCCGTTCCGACCCGTTGGAATATCAACCTGTCTTACGTGGTCAGCGGTGTAACCTTCGGGCTTGATGGCGTTGCAGGAGGCGACTTCACGGTTTACAATACGACAACGAGTTCAACGCTTGCCTTGGTTGGAACGGTTGACCTTACGAGGTCAAGTTATCCGCTATCGGGGAATGTTTACTTTGAGAACGTAACCATCCCGGCAAATGCAGTCGTCAAGTTCCAATACGATGAAACGGAGGGAGCCACGTCCATAACCTTCAAGTCAGGAGGCACTTTGCAGATGATTTGCCTCGAAAACCCTCAAAGCATTGGGACCTTGGATATGCGGACCGCCATCCCTGCTGACGTGAAGCAGAGCGACTTGTTGGAGGACTTGCAAAAGATGTTCAACCTCCAGTTTATGCCTGACCCTGCTGACCCGAAACTCATCTACATCGAGCCTTGGGTGGATTTCTACTCCAGCGGTTCGGTGGACTGGTCGCAGAAGGCAGACGAGAATCAGGAGCAGGTCCTGACCAATGGCGACCCGAATGCCTACACCAACGTCATATTCAAGTACAAGGATATGGGCGATTACTTGTCCAAGACCTACAAGCAGTCCTATCCGCTTGCACGGGAAGGGTACGGAGGACGAATCTTCAACACGGCCAACTTTTATGGCAAGGGCGACAAGATTGTAGAAACCATCGCAGGAACGCTCATCCCTGCATCGTTCACGACCGATAAAATCGTGGGCAGGACTTGGGACTTGGAGGGAACCTTCACAAGTGGAACCATCAAGGCCCTGCAAACAGGTTACCGCTTGGCTCAATACAACCTCATCACCCCACCGACAGAATGGCGTTATCAGTACGGAGTTACGGGTACGACTGGCGTTCCTTTGGCCGTCCCTCAAACACAACTCCCCTTCATCAGCCACATCGACAACCCCTACGCACCAACGATGGACTTGGCCTTTGGTCAGCCTCGCACGGTGTTCTACAATGCCGTAAATGCATCGGGCAGTTTTGTCAACTACACGAACAACAACCTATACAACAAATACTGGCTCAATTACATCAACGAAACCGTGTCAAGCGAGGCGTTGCAGTTGGAACTGACGATGATGATAAGCCCAGCAGACATCTACCAACTCGACTTCCGCAAGCCGATTTACTACGGGGGCATCCGCTGGCGTTTGCTGGAGGTCCGAGATTACTTGGTCGGGCAGATGAAGCCTTGCCGGGTAACGCTACGAAGGATTCTAAACCTCGCTGAATTTACGCCTACATCAACGACACCGATAGCCAACGACCCATCCGCAAGGTACAATGGGCCTATCGACCCCGACCCCGTTGACCCCGGCTATGAACCACCCGTAAACCCTGAACTACCCTCTGAAGGTTAAACTATGGCAGTAACTAAAGAAATCGTCCTCGAAGTAGGACTGAAGGATTCAACCGCTCAAGGAACACAATCGGCCAAGCAACGCCTACGTGAACTCCAAAAGGCGTTGGTGGATATGTCCTTGGCCGGACAAGATGGAACCAAGGCTTTCCAAGAGATGGAAAAGGAGGCTGCGAAACTCCAAGACCAAATCGGGGACACCTCGCAGCGAATCAAGAACCTCGCATCCGATACTCGCAACATCGACACCTTCGTTGCAGCGGTGCAGGGAATTACGGCTGGATTCCAAATCGCCCAAGGTGCAGCAGCGTTGTTCGGGTCCGAGAACGAGGACTTGCAGAAGGCGTTGTTGAAGGTACAAGGGGCGATGGCTTTGGCGAACGGAGTGCAGCAGGTCGCTAACCTGCTCAACAAGGATAGCATCCTAATCACCCAAGGGCAGACCGCAGCACAGGCACTCTACGCAACCGCAGTTGGTGCAAGTACGGGAGCGATGAAAGCGTTCCGAATCGCCTTGCTTGCAACGGGTATCGGTGCAGCAGTCGCAGCGGTGGGCTTACTGATAGCCAAATGGGACGAACTTACCGCAGCGGTCCGCAGGTTTCTGAATCTACCCGACCCAAAGCAGAGGGCAGCAGAGCAAGCGCAAGCCTTAAAGGACCAAGAAATCCAGTTAGAGAAGTATCGCAGGGCGTATGAGGCCCATACGGATGGGTTGATTGAATCCGATAAGAAGCGCAAAGCAGCCCGTGAAAAAGCAATTGCAGACCGCATCGCAGAAAACGAACGCCTTGCCATCCTTGCTGCTGCTGAACTGAAAGCGGAGGCCGATTCGGTGGCCTTTGAGAAAGCATTGCTTGACCAGCAGACCGCTGACTTCAACGCTTTTGCAGAGGCATATTTTGCCGAGAGCGATGCCATCCTTGAGCATGACCGCAAGAACGCAGAGGAACGCAAGCAGATTGAACAAGCGGTTGCCGATTACAAACAACAGGTCGTCCTTGATTCGGTCGCTGCTATCAGCCAAACCTTGTCGGGATTTGCCAATGAAAACAAGGGCCTTGCTATTGCTGCCTTGGCTATTGAGAAGGGTGCTGCTATTGCCAACGTGATTGTAAACCTAAACAAAGAAATGGCAGCGAATGCGGTCATGGCAGCAGCCAATCCCCTCAACGTAGCAACGGCAGGGGCAGCAGGTATTGCACAATTAAAAACCTTCAACACTATGGCGAAAATTCGTGCAGGTTTACGCATCGCAGCAATTACCGCTGCTGGTATTCAAGCAGGTAAGGCCATTACAAGCGGAGGCGAAGGTGGTGCCGTTCCAATGGGAGGTGGTGCAATGGGCGGTGGAGGTGGTGCAGCAGCAGCCCCAGCAATCTTCGCAAACCCGAACGTTACCGACCTATCGGGCTTCAACCAAGGCCAAGGCCAAGGAACGCAACCGATGCGAGCCTATGTAGTGGAGAGGGACATCACCCAAAGCACTCGCAGGGTTCGGAGGTTGGAGGAATTTGCAACTCTTGGAGCCTAACCACATCTACCACTATGGAACTACCCATTTACAGGATGACCGTGGACGAGGTGGATGAAGGGGTCCAATTCGTGGCCCTGACCGATATGCCAGCGATTGAACGTCCATTCCAAGCCTTCGCAAAAACCAAGCAGCGGTTCACCGAAACAGGCGAGCGGAGGGTCCTCACGGGTCCACTAATGCTTGCAGATACTCCCATCTTTCGCAAGGACGAAACTTACGGGGAGTACTACGTTGTTTTTGACAAGGCCACCATCCGCAAGATAGTCCAAAAGTACTTCAAGCAGGGCAACCAGCACAACGTCAACGCTTACCACAATGCTGAACTGGATGGGGTGTTTATGTTCGAGTCCTACATTACCGACTCCGAGCGTGGCATCATGCCTCCAAAAGGTTATGAGGACACTCCTGACGGCTCTTGGTTTGGCTCCTTCAAGGTCGAGAACGACGAGGTGTGGGACAACCGCAACCTGTTCCGAGGCTTTAGCGTTGAGGGCCTGTTCGGGATGGACAAGACCGAATCCGAACTGGAGGTCGCACTCGCTGGCCTCGCTGACGAATTAACCGCTTTTTTGCAACAATTAACCCCCACCTACAAATCCCACTAACTATGAACCTGAAAAACGCAATCGAATCCCTGCGAACTGAACTTCGCAAATTCAGCACCCAAAAGCAGTCGTTTGCCGACTACAAGTTGACCGATGGCACGGTTGTCCGTGTTGATGGCGATTTAGTCGCTGGTACTGCCGTTTATGTTGTAGCCGAAGATGGCACTCTACCTGCCCCTGATGGCGAGCACGTTGTCGAAGGGGTAGGCACAATCAAGACTGAAGGAGGCAAAATCGTTGAGGTTGTTGCTGCTGCTGAACCCGTTGCCGAAGAGGTCGAGGTCGCTGCTGAAATCACTCCCGAAGTTGCCGTAGAGGTTACCGAGGAAATCAAAGAAGCCTATCCTGCGATGACTCCCGAAGTTGTCGAGGCCATCGTAGCCAAGCACTTGGGAGCCATCATGGAAGAACTCAAGGCAGCCTACGCTGAAATGGGCAAGATGAAAGAGAAAATGTCCGCATTCGCAAGCCAAGTTGAAACGATGGCTGACATCGTTGAGAAGGTTTCCGAACTCCCAGCCGAAGCCCCAAAGACAAGCGGTTCAGCAATCGTTGAGCAACGCAAGGCCCAAGCCTCGCAGAACTTCAATGCTCTTGCCCAAGCACTCCAATCCCTTAAATCTAAAAACTAACCCCTAAAACCCCCAATAAAAAAATGGCTTATTCATTTACTGGACTAACCTCCTACACCGACCAAGAGAGGCTTCCTCTCATCACCAAAGCGGTATTCTCCGCTCGTTCAGCAGCCCTGTTCACCAAGCAGGTGGGCATCAAGTTCGCTGCTGCGTTGAACCTCATGGACACCGATGCTTTGATTCAAAGCGGTGATGCTTGCGGTTACACCACATCAGGAACGACCGCCTTCACCCAGCGGAATATCACCGTTGGCCGTATGAAGGTCCAAGAAACCTTGTGTCCTCGCTCTTTGGAGCAATACTGGATGCAGACCCAGTTGACCCAAGGCTCCAACTACGAAGGCGTTCCCTTTGAGCAGGCATTCAGCGAGCAGAAAGCCCTCCGCATTGCCGAGGCTTTGGAAAACGCAATCTGGCAGGGTAACGCTTACTTTTCAGGCGTTAACCAGTTGTTGAACGCTGCATCGGGTTCCGTTGTATCAGGTAACACCGCAGCCGTTAGCGGTGCGATTACTTCCACCAATGTTATCGGAATCTTTGACGAAGTTTACACTCGCATCCCACAGGCCATCTTGACCAAGACCGATTTGGTTATGTTCTGCGGATGGGACACTTTCCGCTTGCTGGTCATGGCCTTCAAAGCCAACCAAGGAGTGATGTACAATCAAGTTGACTTGGCTGGACTTGCCGATGGTGAGATTGTCTATCCCGGCACGAACATCAAGGTCATCGCAGTTCCCGGCTTAACTGGAACGAGCCGAATCGTTGCAACTTACCTCGGCAACTTGTTCTACGGAACCGACCTCTTGTCCGATGAGGAGCAGTTCTCGATTTGGTTCAGCCGTGATAACGATGAAGTCCGCTTCCAAGCAGCCTTCAAAGCAGGTGTGCAGTTCGCTTACCCCGACCTCATCGTTGACTGGAAATTGGCCTAATGTGTAGGGGGGAGGGCAACCTCCCCTCGCTTTTTGTTCCTTGAAACTTAAACCCAAAATACACATATGTCCTGCTCCCTAACTACTGGCTACGCCCTCGGCTGCCGTGATTCCGTAGGTGGAATCAAAACAATCTACGTACAATCCTTTAACCCAACTGGCTCCTGCAACACCAACGGAAGCGGTTCGGTTACAGGCTTCACGGGTTACTCTGCAAGTGGTTTCTTTGAATACGACTTGACCAAGGCCACGTCATCCATGACCGAAACCTTGAACGCAAGCATTGAGAATGGCTCGGTATTCTACACCCCCGAAGTAACTTTTACCATCAACAAACTGCAAGTGTTGGTCCGCAACGAACTCCGCTTACTGGTCCGCAATCGTGTCATCGTCATCGTGCAAGACAATAACAACCGCTACTGGTTGCTGGGTTCTGCAAACGGCCTTGAGGCAACTGCTGGAACCGCTGGAACGGGTACTGCCTTTGGCGACCGAAGCGGTTACGAATTGACCTTGACCGGGATGGAACCTGACCCGATGTTCCTGATTGAATCCACAGTCTTTTCACCATCGACTACGCAGATACTCGGTTCGTAGTATCTTCGCACAAGGTTTGCTTAATTGAGGTTTGGGAGGGCAGTCAGCAATGGCTGCCCTTCTTATTTTTGTGCCTATGAGGATTTGCATTGTCTATAACGCTCACCCAACGGGTTGCAGTTTCTACCGACTTGAAATGCCGAACGCTTACCTTGGCGACAACTACCCGGAATTTGACTATGTGTGCGTGGAGAATATTACGACCATCAGCGATGAGGGGCTTCGTTCAATAGACCTGTTCCTGTTCAGTCGGCTTTGGTGTCAGGGTACAATGGAGCAAGTCGAGAATGTTTACAAAGCCCTGACCCAATTCGGAGCCAAAGTCATCCTTGACTTGGACGATTACTGGGTGCTTGAGAGCGGCCACATCATGTACCGGCAATACCACGAAACCAAACTCGCAGACGTTATCCGTAAGCACATCAAATTGGCTGACTGGGTTACCTGTACCACCGAGCATCTTGCTGCTCGTATAAGGCCTCTAAACGCCAATGTGAGCATTCTACAAAATGAACCCTACGAGGCCTATCAGCAGTTCATCCCGAATCCCGAAGAAGAACCCGACAAACACTTGGTCAAGTTCGGTTGGTTCGGAGGGGCGCAGCATGGCGAGGACATGGAACTCCTTCGGGAAGGAATGCAGCAGTTGAGGTGGGATGCAAACTTGGATGGCAAGTACCGCCTCTACCTCGGAGGCTGGAACGACAACAACCCTGTCTATGAGGGTTACGAGAAAATCATCAGCGACCAAGGGAACAACCCGAACTACGGGAGGATTCAGGCTGCTGACATCTATTCCTACGTTGGGGGCTATAACTTCGTAAACGCTACCCTTGCACCTTTGCGAGATACCAAGTTCAACAAACTCAAGTCCGAGTTGAAGGTGGTCGAGGCCGGGTGGATGAACAAAGCCATCATCGCAAGCGAAACCATCCCCTACACCGATGTCATCCGGCATGGAGAGAACGGGTTCTTGGTCCCTTACAACAAGCCCAAGGACTGGTACAAATACATAAAGCAATTAATCCTTGACCCTGACCTCCGCAAGGGGATGGCTGACAACCTTACGGCCGACATCAAGAAGCGGTTTAACGTGGCCGAAACCGCCAAGAAACGGGCCGAACTATACAGGCAAGTCGGGCGCAAATTGTGAAATAAGGGCGGTCGGTACATTTAGGGGTAGATGCTTTATCTCAACCCGAACACGACCAACACGATTACCGTTACTTGGACCGAGCGAGCCAGCACGGGGGACCGCTACATCTTGCGTTTGACCAGCATCGCAAAGAACACCACTACCGACTTTACCCTGCTGAAATCCGCCAACCTTTCCAACTATACCAACCGCTATGACCAATTTTCGCTTGCCTTGGGGTCGCTTGAAACAGGCTCGTATAAGTATGAGGTTTACGATACCAATAGCACGGTTGCCGCTGCTTTGGCGGTCGTTGAAACGGGCTTGGCTTTTGTACAAACCGCAACGATAGGATTCAACACCTACGCCAATACCATCAACTACACAATTTACGGGGCATCCGATGAGGGTGTCTTTGATTCCACCTTTGATTCAACCTTTGCCTAATGAGCGTACAAACACGAAGCGAACTACAAGCGAGTGCCTTAACAATCACCAACGAAACCGCTGCTGGAGCGAACACCGCATCCCGTGTGGGCGGTCTATTCGATGACCTTGCCGATACTGCGACCCTGAATCGTGAACGGGGCTTTGGGTCCTTGAGCGTTTCGGGCGATACCAACTTCACCCCAACAAGCAATGCAGCGGTAAAGTTGACGATTGCGATGGATGAAGGGATTTTGTCAACCTACAACTTCACCATTAACAAAACCACCTGCGTGATTACCTACACGGGCATCGCTGGTGCTGCGTTGAAAGTGTCTGCAAACTTGACATTTTCGGCAAGCAACCAACGTGAGTTTGAATGGTACATCGCCAAGAATGGCAACACGATTGCATCCAGTAAGGCATCGCTCACGATGAGCCACGACAACGGTCATGCGGTCTATTTTGAAGCCTACCTCACGGCTGCGGTCAACGATGAGTTCACGATTTACGTCAAGTCCATCGATTCCGACCAAGCCATCACTATTCAGTCGTTAAACTTTACTGCTACAACGCTATGAGTACCAAATCTACTCAACACTTTACCCAATGGCTGGGGATTGAGCATAAGGTTCCCGTGATGCTGGAGAACCGCTCCGGCAAGTACATCACCTACGGCTTTGCTAACGAGTACCCATATTACCTATTGGACAACTATCGCAGGAGCAGCAAGCACAACGCTATCGTCAACGGGAAGGTCAACTACATCATGGGCGGTGGTTGGCAGGCAGGGGACAACCTGACAGTCGAGCAACAGGCTCGGTTCATCAAGTTTTTTGATGGACTTTCCAGCACGGAGGACCTGAACGACATCACCGAGAAACTGGTACTGGATTTAGAGATATTCAACGGCTTTGCGGTCGCAGTTACTTGGTCCAAACTTGGCACGATTGCGAAGATGGAACACGTCCCCTTTGAGAAAATCAGGGTTGACAAGGAAGAAAAGATGTTTCAAGTGGCCGATTGGTACAATGACGACATGATGCAGTTGTTCCCAAAGGTCGGGGATATCGAGAAAATACCGGCATTTGACACCGAGAACCGCATCGGAAAGCAGTTGTTTTACTATCGGGTTTATGCTGCTGGCGTGAAGCACTATCCTTTGCCGGAGTATATCGGAGGGAACGCTTGGATTGAGGCAGACGTGCAGGTTGCCAACTTCCACAACAACAACTTGCGAAACAACTTTTGGGGGGGTTACCTAATCAACTTCAACAACGGGATTCCGACCCCCGAAGAACAGGGGGATATTGAGCGTCAAATCAAACGCAAGTTCAGCGGTACGGACAACGCTGGTCGATTCGTTGTAACCTTCAACGACGATGCTGCAAAGGCTCCTACGCTTGAACCGCTGACCCCATCGGATATGGACAAGCAGTTCGAAATCTTGAACAAGGCTATCCAGCAAGAGATATTCATCGCACATCGTGTAACCAACCCGATGCTTTTCGGAGTCAAGACCGAAGGCCAATTGGGTGGTCGCAACGAATTGGTCGAAGCCTACGAACTATTCAAGGCCACCTACGTCAACGACCGGGTACGCAAGGTGGAGCGGATGATTAACTATTTAGGCTCATTCAATGGAGTTGAAGGGATGGAACTTATCCCAGTGGAACCCATCACGGAGCGACTAAGCGAGCAAGCCCTCTTGCAGATAATGACCAAAGACGAATTGCGTGAGAAAGCAGGTCTGCAACCGCTTGAGAAACCTGCCGATGTGGTTGGACCGAATGCACAACCCGATGAGCAACCGCAAACGGTGGAAGCATTGCAGAGCAACGACAACATCAAGAAACTATCGGGCAGGGAGTACCAAAACCTGATGCGAATTGTTCGCCAGTATATGCAAGAAAAAATCACGCTTGAGATGGCTCGGACGATGCTATCAGCAGGGTTCGGCTTATCTGCCCAAGAGATTGACACGATGCTCGGAGTGCAGGCCCAAGAGTTCAGCGAACCCGATGAGGACGAGGACTACGGCTGGGGCGATGAGGAGTTCAAGGTCTTGGAGGTCGTTGCAAGCAAGTTCGGAAGCCATGCGGATGACTACCATGTCATGCACTCCAAGCCGATGCGATTCGATGCGAATATAGACGAGAATATCCGCTTGGCCTTTGCCGAGTTAGGCGAGGAAGAAAAGGAACTGGACAAGAAGATTGAGGCTTACCGCAAGAAGAACCGGGACGCAAGCGTTGAAGAAATGGCGAAGGAGTTCGGGGTCAGCAAGGCGAAGGTCGCCAAGCGTATCGCTTATTTGATTACCAAAGACCGCTACCCGATTAGTAGGGCGGTGGACCAAATTGCGGAGCAGAATCTTCCCAAAGGCGTGAAGGAAGTTGCCGAGCCTGTCTTGGAAGTGAGATACAAATACGCATGGGCCACAGGTTTCAGCAATAAGGACAAGAAGTCAAGCCGTGAGTTCTGCAAGGTCATGTTGGACTTAGCCGACCAAGGCAAGGTCTATACCCGTGATGATATTGATGGGATTTCTGCCATTATGGGCTATTCGGTATGGAATCGCAGAGGCGGTTGGTATCACACACCGAGCGGAGTGAATCGCCCACAATGCAGGCACGTTTGGGAGCAGCAGTTAGTCATCCGCAAAGGCAATAAAATCAGCAAGGCATGAAGGCACTATTCATAAGCGAAGAAACGCTACTGGACAATAGCATCATTAACGAGAACGTATCCTACACCCAAATCCGGCCAACGGTTGTGAAGGTGCAAGAGATGCGGATTCAGCCCATCGTTGGCTCTCCGTTGTACGGGGAATTGGTAACCCAAGTGGTCAGCGGTACGACTACGGCCCTGAACCAAACGCTGCTGGAGGACTACATCCAACCTGCGATGATTCAATGGCTTTACTACGAGTTGCCGATGGTCTTGGCGTTCAAGTACATGAACAAGGGCATGGTCCGTAGAACAAGCGAGGAATCCTCCCAAATGAGCATGGAAGAAATAACCCGGCTGACCGACAAGGTCAAGAACGATGCCGAGTGGTACTCCGAGCGAATCACTCGCTACTTGATGGAAAACCGCAATTCCTATCCGCTTTGGAACTCGCCTCCATCGGCTTTGGACACCATCTACCCGAACGCTACCAACTACCGAACAGGGATGGTCTTGGACCGCAACAGGAGGATGGGAATCAGCAATTTGGACTACCCCTACCCCTACGGACCGCTTGCTGGTTGTAACGACTGCTGAAATGGGCGCACACAAAAAGAACATACTCAAGTTACAAAACTATGTCTTGGATAAAAATCAAGCAGGCCCTGCTGGACCTTGCAAATGCTCATCCACAGGTCAACTCGTTCGGAACGGGGGACCCGTTAGCGGTGGGAACGGACAACACCATCAACCTACGAACCCCCAGCCGTGAGCGAATCGTCTATCCGCTCGTTTTTGCGGACGTTCAGTCAGCAACTACTGACGCTGGTACTTTGGACTTGGTGGTTGGGGTATATTTTAGTGATAGAGTTGAATCCATTAAGCCGATGGGTGGAGTGGTTTCGGGAAGCCCTACGCTGGGCTGGCAGGATAACGAGGACGAGGTCCTAAGCGACCAACTGCAAATCGCACAGGACTTCATTTCAAGCCTTACAAACGACCCGAACGAGGACTGGACTCTCTCATCCAGCGTATCGCTTACACGCTTTGTAGAGAGCCGGGACGACCGCACGGCAGGGTGGCAGGCTACGATGACCTTTGAAATTCCTTACGGGCATTCAGTTTGTGAAATTCCCACCTAAAAGACATTTACAATTAAACGCTAAAAAATGCCTACACCCATATTGCAACAGATGCTCGGCCAAGGCGGTACGATGGAGTTTATCAACGGAGCCGTAACTGGAAAGAACTATGACTTCTTGGTAGTCAACGCTGCTGCCACATTCACAACCCTT